CCGCGAAGCAAAGAAGCTGTATCTGTTTATCGAGGGACTTGCTCCGCCGATGCATCAGCTTCGTCGCGAAACTCTATTCGTTCAGCTGCTCGAGGCACTTGATCCGAATGACGCCGACCTTCTCCTAGCAATAAAGGACAAGACGATGCCGTACAAGGGTATCACCTATGATCTTGTTGCCAAAACATTTCCTGGACTTCTGCCTGAAAGCAATCAGGTTAGTATTGTCGAGGAGGATGGGGAGCCAAAAAAGGATGGGCGGTCAGGTCGCGACCGAGCAATCCCTTGCCCTTTTGGCTGCGAATCTTCAAACGAGGACAAGCTATTTTTGCCAGGACCTCTAGCCCAGCACATAAAGAGAGTACATGGCTCATCCGATGACGAGGACTCAGAAGACTAACAATGGCACACAGTCGTAACGATTATCGTCGTAATAATTTTTATACAACATATGACGATGAAGCCGATGGGCAGTTTAAAGCGATCAAAGAAAAGTATAATCAACGCTATGAGAAGAGAATAAATAATGCTCTACGCAAGAAAAACATAGAGGAATTATACGAAGATGATCAGGACTACTAGCGGTTATTGGGGTTATCATTTGCTACTTGATTGCGCTAAGTGTGATAAACAAGCAATTACAAATCCCGAGATCCTAGAAAAATGGGTAAAGGAACTGGTTGTCGATATAGACATGGTGCCTTACGGCGAACCACAAATTATTCATTTTGGCCACGGTGTTGAACATCTAGAAGGTTGGACTGTTCTACAGTTTATTGAGACTTCAAATATCGTTGCCCATTTCAATGACCATACTCAAGAAGGTTATATTGACATCTTCAGCTGTAAGCAATTTGATGATGATATTGCCCTTGCCAATGTGGTCAAGTTTTTCAACCCCAAGACAATACGTCAAATGTATTTGACAAGACAGGCTGATAAGTAAATTATGAAAATGCAAATTGGTTTTACTGCTGGTGCTTTCGATCTTCTACATGCTGGTCATGTGCTGATGTTACAAGAAGCTGCCGAGCAATGTGATTATCTGATTGTTGGGTTGCATACAGACCCTACCATTGATCGACCAGATACAAAGAATAGACCAATACAAAGTGTCTTTGAGCGCTACGTTCAGCTAAAGGCACTGAGTGTTGTCGATGAGATCATCCCCTATGAAACTGAACAAGATCTTCTGACGCTGTTAAGCACGATGAACATCGACGTTAGAATTATTGGGGAAGATTATGTGGACAAAGACTTTACAGGATGTGATCTTCCTATCTATGTCCACTATAATAGCCGCAAGCACAATCTAAGTACTAGTGAATTGCGAAAAAGGATTAAAGATGCAAAGTGAAATGCTGACTCTAAAGAGAATTAATAACGCATATCAAGCATTGAATAATTCTCAATCTAAATGGGCGAAAGAATACTGGAATGGTGTTGTTTCCGAACTCAAAAAGAAACTTAATTAAAGAAAGTGATTAATCTATGATGAAGACAATTTTTGCTCTAACCGCAGCTGCTGTTGTTATTGTTTCTACTCCTGCTATGGCAGGAACAGCAGGAACTATTACTGCTGAAGCACGTTTTGCTGATGTACGCAATGGTGCAACCGATTCGGCAGAATATGACGTACAGTATAATGCGCCTTTGAATTCCTTTCTCACCTATGGTGCAGAAATTCAAGTAAAGCAAGCAGCTCATGCTGGTGCACTTGATTCAAAGATCTCAGCTAAAGTTGGTCCAGCTCTCCCTGACGTTCTTGGCTTTCATACGCTCGCGTATGCTGAAGTCGGTCAGGCTCTGAAGCAGGGTGACGACTATACTTTCTGGGGTGCTGGTGCAAAGGCATCGCGCACAGTGTATGGTCCAGTCTCAGCCACCATCGGTTATCGTCATCGTGAAGCATTCGAGGCAACTCGTCGTCTTGATGAAGATCGCCTAGAAGGTGGACTTGGATATGATATTGGATCTGGTAATACTGTTGGTGTGAAGTATTATCGCACATCTGGTACTACTCGTTCCGATGCTGTTGCTGTGGCACTTAACCACAGCTTCTAATAAAATCTCCATCGCTGGAGTGAAGAGGGGGCAGAAATGTCCCCTCTTTTTTATCCATTCGGTCTTAGGTTTACCAGTCCAGAAGAATGCTTCTTGTGATTGAAGAAAGTCATAACTTCATTTTTGTTTCCCGTTGGTTTAAACGAGATATGAATCCAAGGATTCTTTGTTCCAAAGTTCTTATACTCCAAAAGCAATTGATCATAAGGAACATTATCTTTGATCCATTTCGCGATCTCATAATACTGTCTTGCTGAACAGTTAAACTGCATATCTGCTGCCTGTCCTAATAAGTGCTGTGATTTTGTTGCACCACCTGCAGGAACATAGTTTCTGTATCCCGAAGATACTTTCATATCAGGATATTTGACTTTGATTTTCTCGAGGCAATTCTGAGCCAACAACTGTAGATTCTGAACAATTCTTTCCGAATTTGGTCCACTAACCGCACAGTGATCAGCTGCTGCGTGCGTAGAAACAAACGAAAGCTGAATATGAGTAGATAGTCTCAGGTTATCTGGTGGTCGTGTTCCAACATTTTTAATTGTTGGTGTTTTCATTACGATAGCTCTTGAGCCTCCAGCAGCTCCACCAGTGCTTCCGCTGTTAGTAGCATCAGAAGTCTCTCCGCTACCATCAGTTGGAGCTGTATTATCTGACTCTCCGCCACCTTCTGGAGCAGCATCCATTTCTTCTTGAGTAACAATCCCGTTATCTATGGCATGCTTGATTGCGGCAGCTGCAGCTTCAGGATCATCGTCAGTTGCTTCTCCGAATCGTTCAACATCAGGAATAAAACTAATACCTGAACCTTTCGCTGCCTCAGCAGCAACAGGCGCATCAAGCGCAGCAGCTGCAGCTGCAACAGGTTCAGTGACTGAAGCAGTTGTGGTTCCGGAGATAGGAGTAACAACTCCACCCTGAGGATCAGTGCCCTTTAGATTCGTTGTACCAGCATTCAGTGTGGAGATATTTGCAGTTGTAGTGTCTAATGTTGGAGTATCGATTGGAGACGAAGCCACCAACGCTGCTTTAAGGTTGATATTGCCTGCACCTTCGACATTAACAGCAGCGCCAGATTTAATATTTGTTTCTGCTGTAGATTGGATAGATGTTTTTGCATCAGAGACGAGAGCAATATCAGTGGAAGAGTGCTGTGAAATCTTTTTTGCTTCAACAATAAACTGTTCGCCAACAGTCATCGAGGTCATCTGTGTGCTATCAATATGATTCGTTTTAGATTTAACATCAAACTTTTCTGTTGATGTAATGAGAGTATCTTTGGCAGACTTTGTGGTAATATTTCCACCAGTTGATTCCATGTTGATAGTTTTTGCTTTAAGACGGAAATCGCCTTTGGTTGATACGTTAACACCCTTATCGGCTGTTACAGTTAAATACCCACCAACTCTTAGCTGACAGCTTCCCTTTACTACAATCTGAGCTGCACCTTCAATGCTGATAAAATCATCACCAGCAACAATGGTGTAATTGTCATTAACAACCTTATGGACATAATTTCCATTAGGTTTCATTTCTCTGTATGTGCCGCTAACATGCTGCTCAAGCAATCTCTGATGATCAGGCGTATCGTCAATCTCTATGAGATGTCCACCTTCTGACTTATAAACTTTGTTATAAGGATATTCGCCTTTAAATTCATCTACAGGTTCATTAGCAACAGGTGTTATTTGCCTGTCATTCGGTTTGGCGCTTCCAGAATTTGCTGTAGGACTTAAAGGATTTTTTCTTGTTTCTGTTAACGTAGGATCAACTGTGGCTGATGGATTTGTTGTTGTTGCTTCAAGAGCTTCATCAACTGTTGCTGATTTGGATTCACCAACAGATCCAGGAGCATCTGCAGTTGATACCAACAGAGTTGTAATATCAGGTGTTTGAATGTTTTGAATATAATCAGTAAACGAGAAACCTTCTGGTAAAATATCACCAAACACTGTAAGTAAATCTAATGCGCTTGATTCACCTGTATTAATGATAGTGCCAACAGCCAAAGACTCTGCTCCTATAATAGGAGTATTGACTTTAAAGGTGCCGATAATAGGAGGATCAACAGAAATTGTTTTTGCTGTGGGATTAACAGCTCTTACTGTTGCAAAAACAGTACCTGATGTTACTATTTCATCAAGTTTAAATTCTCCGAAAGAAGTATTCACATTAAGTGTTATTAACGATGCCATGTTATATCCTTTAGTATTATTTTTTCGGCGTGTTTGCTGTTGGAGTTCCTGTAGACCTAACAGGTGCACCTGATTTATTCAGAGCAGCATATGTGGCTTTTGCGTGATTGATTCTCGCATCCGCAGAGCTATATGCATATTGTTCTCCAGGTCTCTCATAGTCACCAATGAAATATCTCGCACATCCTTCGATAGTGTTGAGATTATGTGGACCTTTAGGATGCCATGGTGCTTTATGACTTCCGCCTTCTTTGAATTTGGTTATGATGTTCTTGAAGTCTGTTTGTAGCTCATAAAGGAAGAAGTCAACGTTAGCATTATAGTCTGTGATCTGTCTACCATTCTTTGCTGCCCAATTACAGAAATTGGTATAACGCCCTGCGTTTGGTCGAGCGTTAGTCCACTGAGCAATGCCCCAACCATTACCAACACCATGGCCAGACTGTGGAGGTGGAGTTTTCTTACCACCTTCACGAATAATACCAAGAGCACCACCAGACTCGTAAATTAAATTACCGACCGCTGCACATGCCTGATAATCTTTAACTCCTGGGAATCTCTGTAATAGACGAGAGGCAATATCTGCACCCTTTTGATATACAGGTTTCTTTGGATCTAGATTACCAGGAGGAGCAGATACCTGTCCATCGCCTTGTGGTCCATAAGCTGAGTTTCCATCGTTTCCTGCTGCTGGTGTTTTTTGTTCAGAGCCATAATTGAAATGTCCACCAGAACCAGCAATAACACCAAAGAAGAAAGGCTGCTGACGATCATATCCATCAGCAAAGAATCCAACTACATTAGTTCCAACAACAGGTCCAACTGCAGTATGACCAGCTCCACCAACACCAGAGTTACCAAGAATCGGCATAACAGGAAAAGCCCAAGGTAGCTGATCTGTAGATACAAGTTCTTTGTCGTCAGGATGCACTCCGAAAATACGAACCTTACATCTACCGAGATACAATGGATCGCTACGATCCTCGACGATACCAAAGAACGGAAGGAATCGATCTAAACCAAAGGCATGTGGATTTTCTGAGTTGTTTTCGTAGGGGTTCATAACAATCCTTTTAACAAATTAGGAATATTGTCTGTTACAGTATCAGGAACATTAGCAAACAATCCTCCAGGATCATTCTGTTCTTGATAATTATTTTGCTTAGACTTATTGTCTGCTGGTTTGGTCTTGGTCGAAGCTGCCTCAGGAGTGGACTCAACTTTTTTACCAAACGAATTCTTATACACATCCCACTTCGCCTGATATGTAGTCTGCGTCAGAATGTGATTGATTGTAGCAACCAGATAATACCCAGTAAGATACGGATTCAATGCACTCGGATCATCTGGGTTACCTTCTGGTATTGTAAGGAACACAACATCCCCAGCATTAATCTTTGGGTTACCATACACATCGAGCGTATACATGTTCTGTGCTAGTCGAGTAAAGTATGATGCTCTGGCTGGATAAATCAAATCCATAAATGAATCTTGGTTTGTTGATGATAGATCCTTGGGAATAAAGAAGAATCGACTGTATTTGACTTCTTTATCCTCCTTAGATGTAACACTGTTCATGAACGTGATACTGTTTTCAGGAAAAGACTGTTCCTTTTCGTTGCCAAGAGTCAGAGACTTGTTGTTTGTTTTATCATCATTGTCTAAAAAGCGGAATCTTGATGGTAATGTTTTCTGATTGACATAATCGTAAACAATAACATCAGACTCAAACATACCACGCTTTAGTTTCGCAACGGTATCAAAAAAGCTCTTTTGTTGCATGCTGAGAATAGTGTTAGTTTCTCTCGAGTTGATTGTTTCTTTCTGAGTGCCAACAAGAGGATTCTCAAACACATACTTAAAAGGATGTGGCTTAGTGTCAGAGGTAGGAAGTCCACCTGCTGATTTAATTTTTTCCATTCCCTTTTTGATCAGGTATTCAACGTCACAGAAATTGAATCCTTTGAAGTTCTCAAAGAACAGATATGTTGCCGAAACAAATTCATCAGAGCTGGAGATAGATCTTCTGGCCAAGAACTGACATGCCTGTAGAGGTGTGAGTCTAGGAATAACTACGTTTTGTAGACCTTTTGTCTCTTGCTTTTTGTCAAGAGTTTTAACTCTTTTGCCCTTAAATGGATCATTCTTCTTGTCGATTAACAGATAATCTTTTGTTAGATCATCAATGTTATCGCTATGTGCTTTGTTATAACTTTTCATAACAACACCAGTGGCATCAATTAGATGCTCTTCACTACAGAAGTTAAGAGTGTATTCTTTGCGTGTGTTGTTCTGATGGTAGATGATGTTCTCAATAGCATATACAGCAAATCTTAGACTTACCTCAGCCAGATTACCATCTGGGGCTTCAATTGCGTAATCAATCTCTACAAACTCTTCACCAATAATAGGAAAGCCTGTGTCTTTTGCATTGGAGCTATTTGCGAGACCACCCAATAGATCTACAGCATCTTTGATTCGTAATGCACCATATAACGTGTTTTTAAAGATATCTTCAGTAATAGAGATATTTAACACTAGGTTTGAAATGTTACGCTCTCTGGTGCCATCAGCATTTTTAAGGATGACTTTAAACTTTGTTAATGCACCAGGAATATATGACTCAGTCATTTAACAGATTGCCCAATTCAGTTGACACTAATCCTTTCAACTTATTGTCGATAAGATTGATGTTTCTTTTGTTATCATTTAATTCTAATTCATAATCATATGCATAAACAGCATAATAATTTAATGGATCAGCAACAGCAGCATAGCTGTCTACAGTAATTCTCAGATCAGTATTACTTAATACGATATTCATATTAGAATTGGCTGTTGTGGAAAAATCTGCACCATCAACAGAAATATAACTGACATCTGGATTTCTTCTGTAGAAAAGAATAGTTGATCTTGCTGTTCTGGCAGATCCATACTTCTTTGTAATGTAATCTTCAAACTGCAAACTGGACTTTGGCCATTGAGTGTGTGGATCGATGATATCATTTGCCATATAAATTAGCCAGTCATAATCAGGCTTACCATAATACCAAGAAGCAATAGCATCTGCAGTTTCACCATCTTCAACGGTGTATGGAAAATACACTGTTGCTTCCAGCTTCAGCTTTTCAAGGAATGCTGTTCTCAGTGTGATGTTTGGTGCTACTACGTTGAAGTAGTTGATTCTTGGGAAGTTTTCGAAATAACGTATTGACATTGTTAGCCTCCTATGTCATCCCGAGTAATAATACTTCTCTCAAGGAAGGTCATCGACAGAGACACTTCAACAGGGCTATTAGTTCCTGTAAAGAAAGAAGGATGCGACTGTCCCATGTAGTCAACATTAATGTTCTCGATAAATGCACCTTTATCACTGAATGTGATCATTCCATTATCTTTAGGACCTACTACCTGTAGGTATGCAATATCAGGATACTTGAGCCCAAAATTACCTCCGGAGGTTCTTGACGGAAGAGCAGATTGTTTTAATTGTGTAACTATATTGTCAATTTTTGCTGATTCGTCTGGTCCATATGCAATCATTTTCCAAGAGAAAGAATGCCTTCTGAGATCAACACCTTTAAACAGAGCAGCAAGGTTCGGGTTGTTAATTGCACCTGCAGCTAGCTGAACACTGTTCACACCTGCATCACCAAGAGCTGCTCCCATTGCTTCCTCACCAAGAGTTCTGCCAATTGCTCCAAGACCTGACAACACATTCCCTACGATACTTCCTGGGTTTCTGATTGCATCTGCGATAGAAGAACCAATACCACCAACAGCACCCATTTTTTGAGATTCTACTTTAATATCAAAATTGTCTTTCAATCCCGATACTGGCATAGGAAGGAAAAAATGTTTACCTCCTGGTCCAGCAACACCACCAACCAATGCTCCCGATCCGAGAGGATTGATGTTTGCTCCCACAGAATATGGTCGCATGGTGATGGCAAAGTAATTTGGCTGCTGATCGATATCAGGAGGAAAACTATCACCTGTTCCTAAATATCTATTTGCTGCAGCTTTCATTGTGCCTGGAATACTGGTGTTAGTTGGTCTTGACATTATTCACCTAAATATTTCTGTTACTTCTATTTATAGTTTGGACTCAGAATGTTTAAGACGTACAAAGGTAAATATATACCCAAAAATCCAGACAAATACATGGGGAATCCTGAAAACATTATTTATAGAAGCAACTGGGAACAGCGTATGTTCTATCGTCTGGATGTAGATCCAGGAGTCGTCAAGTGGGCATCAGAGGAATTTTTCATACCTTACCTAAGTCCTATTGACAACAAGCTACACAGATACTTTCCTGATGTGTATGTTGAAAATGTTCATGGCGAGAAGTTTGTTATTGAAATAAAGCCAGATGCTCAGACTAGAGCTCCTGCTAAGAAGCCGAAGAATACTAAGAGATATCTGACAGAGGTAAGCACATACCTTATAAATAAGTCGAAATGGGATGCGGCTGAAAGGTTCTGCGAAGAACGAGGCTGGAAATTTCAGATTGTAACCGAAAAAGACTTGGGAATTTAATGGCTGTAACGACAGACAATTTTATCTATTCGCGCCTACTGAAGCAGGCAGCAGCGCAGAACATTATCCCAAATAGAACCAAAGAAGCCAGAGACTGGTTTCGAAACAAGGCAACAAATTATCGTGGAAACAGAACAACTCAAGACAAGCTGTTTTCTAAGTCAATCGTAACAAGTAGCATCATGCCAGGACGCATGTATATGTATGTCTATGATGCCAAGACCAAAGACAAGCTCCCATACTGGGATGCGTTTCCTGTTATGTTTCCAGTCAGCACATTCGCTGGTGGATTTACAGGTCTAAATCTACACTATCTTCCGCCTATCATGAGAGCAAGGTTGATGGATGCTCTTTACACTATTGCGAATAATAACAGATTCGACGACACAACAAAACTGAAAATATCTTATCAGGCTCTTAAAAGTGCGGGATCAATGAAGTTGTTTGCTCCTTGTTTTAAAAAATATCTATATACACAAGTCAAATCTCAGTTCATTTATGTTGAACCAAAAGAATGGGATATCGCTATGTTCCTGCCTCTGCAAAGATTTCAGAAGGCAACTGCAGAAGAAGTTTGGGCAGACTCTGCTTCAGGCGAACAGCCTTGGCAAAAATGGGGAAAAAGAGGTAACCGATAAATGGCGTTTAACATTAACAATTTTAAAGAATCTATTCCTGATGGTCTCGCAAGGGAAGCACATTTTGAAATGCAGATCGATCTTCCTGCGCTCGTAAAGGGGGACGCAAGACAGCTGTCTTTGCTTTGTTCTTCTGCCACCCTTCCTTCACGCTCTGCTGATGTTGTTCAGCTCAGAAGAGGCGGACAGGGTCTACAATCCCCGTATGTTACAGGTCTGTCATATACCCCTCTTAATGTTTCATTTTACTGTGATGTAGAATCAAATACGATTAGAGCTTTACAAAGATGGATGGATTCATATATGAGTCTAAAGACTGGAAACATGTATGCGATGCAGTATAAGGAAAAATATGCTACAGACATACAATTGTTTCAATATGATTCAAAAGGCAAAACTATTGCTGAGTACACATTTTATGGTGCATTCCCTGCAAATCTAGGACAAGTAAACTTTAGCTGGGCTGCACAAAACAGTCTGGTCATTGTTCCTGCAACCTTTGCATACAGCTTTTATAAAATGGACGCAGCTCCTTCAACAAACTCAACAGATAACCTATCTTCAAGTCTCCAATCAGCATTGAGGAACAATCTACCCGTTGTGGGTGATTCCATTATTAACACTGCTAAAGCAGTTCGCCAATCAGCTGTTGATATTACTAATGGACAAGTTCTTGGATTAAAACTATTTTAAAGTGAGGATAATATGAAACTACCAATAATTGATTCGCCTATTTTTGAAATTAAACTGGTTTCTCTTGAGGAGCCTGTTAAGTATCGCCCGTTCACAGTCAAAGAAGAGAAGATCTTATTGATTGCTGAAGAAAGCAATGACGACAAGGATATTCTAAACGCTATCAGGCAAGTAATTCAAAATTGTTGTATGTCAAAGGTTGATGTCAGCAAACTACCATTGTTTGATATTGAGTATCTGTTCCTTCAGCTTCGTTCAAAATCCGTAAGCAATATTTCTACATTGCGTTATCGTGATAAAGAAGATAATGAAGTCAGAGAGTTTGAGGTTGATCTTGACACAATCAAGCCAGAGATTGATCCAACTCATAGCACAACCATAAAGCTATCTGATGCTGTCACTGTTACATTCAAGTATCCTACGATCGAGGATGTATCTAAGATTAAAACAGATTCAGAAGATGCATCAATCGAACTTGTGGCTTCTTGTATCGATACAATTTTAGATGAAGATGAGCTATTCGTTGCAGATAACTTTACCTTAGAGGAAAAGGTTGAGTTTATCAATCAACTGAACACAAAGAGTTTCGAGAATGTTCTCGTCACCTTTGTTGAGAGCATGCCAAAAATGACACATACATTGAGGTATACAAACAATAAAGGAAACAAGAGGGAGATTGTTCTCGAAGGGTACAGAAGTTTTTTTCCGTAGGGCTGAGTCATAACACTCTGCTGAATTATTACTATTTGATTTTTAATTTGGCTCAGCACCATAAATATTCGATTGGTGAGATTGAGGCAATGTTTCCATTCGAACGAGACATTTATATTGGGTTGTTATACAAAATGATACAGGATGAAATAGCAGAAAACAAAAAAGGGTAAACGGTGGCTAAAAGAGATCCCAGTAGAACGATAAGCATTCATGGTGATAAGTACACCTATGATTCTGACAAAAACAAATGGATGTCAGGAAAGAAGGAAGCCACACCTGCAACAGCTGCGATGCTGGACATAGTTCTCAAACAATTAGAACCAGAATCAGATGAAGAAGTTGAGACTTTTGTAGGCACAGCCAATATCACTCCACAGCCTACTGATGAAGAATCTCCAGAAGCAGTAAGAGACAAAGAAGAAGCTCACGAAAGAAAGCAAGAAGCTCAAGAAGATATGGAGGATTCACCACCTCCAGCTGAGTCTGAGGCAGAAGTCGAGCAGATTAAGCCAAAGCCATTAGAGCCTACATCACTAAAGCCACCTGCTCCTGAAGCTGAACCTGCAGCGCCAGAGCAGATTGCACCAGCACCAGCACCAACTCCATTTGAACGAAGAGTGGAGACTCTCAAGGATGAGTATACTGAGAGGCTTAGAGAACGACTAGCCAAGCGTATGCCTTTGTTGAGGTTGTTTACTGACAAGCTGGAAGATCCTAAGAAAGCTCCACAAGCTACTCGTACTGATCAAGTAAAGCCAAAGCCTGTTGAGCCTGATCAGCTTAAACCTGCTGCCGAGCAAGCTACACCTGTTACTCCTGCTGTTGAGCAAGCTGAGCAAGTAAAGCCAAAGCCTGTCGAAGCTGATCAGCTTAAACCTGCTGAGGAACAAACAGATTCAGATGCACCTCAAGCAGAGGCACAGCCAGCCAAAGAACAAACTTCATTTGAGAGAAGATTTGGCAGACTCAAAGATGAATATACTGAACGGTTTGCTGAACGAATCAAAAAGAGAATGCCTCTGGCAAGGCTGTTTACTGACAGATTAGAAGATCCTAAAAGTGCTGCCAAGAAAGAGTCACAATCAGGAGACATGCCGCCCACAAAGGCAGGTGCTATTGGTGGACTTACCAAAGAAGCAACTGATGCTCTTAAATCTATCGATAAGTCTATTAAAGAGATTCTTGCTCTGTTCAAAGAAAATAAGAAAGAACATAAACAAGAACAACTCAAAGAACAAACTGAAGAGCAGAAAGAAGAAATTAAAACTGAAGCTGCCAAAAGAGAAAAGGCTGTCGATGATCTAGAAAAGAGAGAACTCGAAAAGCCAGAGACTATGTTAAAGGCTCCGGATGCCATTTTATCTGAAAAAGAAGAAGATGCAACTGATGAGACAGACTCTGGTGGAGCTGTCGGTGGTATTGGCCAACAATTCAAACAATATGCTGCTGATAAGATCAAAAGCAAATTTCTGAGCAGAGGCAAAAAGTTATTTTCGGGCATCAAACGAAAGTTAGGGTTTGGTGCTGGTCCAGCTGCAGAAGTAGCAGAAGTTGCTGCCAAAGAACCTAAGATCGCCGAAGAGATAACTTCTACGGGAAGCAAGAGACTTAGAGATAAAACAACAGGGCGATTCGTCAAACAGGTTGTCGAAAAAGAAAGCATTGAGGCTGGAGAAAAAGTTCTTGCTAAGGAAGGTGCTGAAACTGGCGGGAAAATTTTAGCTAAGCAAGGCGTTAAGGCTGCAGAAAAAGTAGGAGTCAAAACTCTTGCTAAAACTGCAGGTAAAAGTCTTCTGAAGAAAATTCCTGGAGTTGGATTGCTTGCTGGTCTAGCATTTGGTGCTGGTCGTTTGATGAAAGGCGACGTTCTTGGTGCAGTTGGTGAAGTTGGTAGTGGATTGGCTTCAACAATTCCTGGAGTTGGCACTGCAGCTAGTGTTGCTATTGATGCTGGTTTAGCTGCGAGAGATATCTACAAAGCCAACAAAGATGAAGATGCAGAAAAAGAACCAAAGGAATATGCTGATGGAGGCATCGTCAATAATCCGAAGCCTCTTAAATTGTTTGCCGATGGTGGTGTTGTGAATTCTCCTACCGCATTCTCGCATGAAGGCGGAACAGGAGTTATGGGTGAAGCTGGTCCAGAAGCTATCATGCCTCTACAGAAGAGTGCGGATGGAAAGCTGGGAGTAAAGATGCAAGCCGAGCCTGTTAAAAAAGACGGTATCAATCCTCAGACCAATGCCCTTGAACAAGCCGAAGAACAGAGAAAACTTTCTAGCAAGAAAGATGATCAGACTGCTGGAAAAAGTCCTACAATCATAAATAATAGTACTACTAACAACAACCAAAGTGGTGGTGGTGGGGGAGGATCAATTCCTACTGCTGGTCCAAGAAATTCTCTGGATCTTAATTATTATGCTCAGTAAGGAGAAATCTAATGGGAAGTGTCAAAAAGTATCTTCACGATCTTATTTCAGATTCAAACGGTTCGCCCTCTTCAAAGAGATTGATTATTATTCTATGTACTATTCTGATGGCAACCGCATATATTGCTAATCTGTTCTGGAAATATACTGTCGAAGAGTTTATGTTTAACTCAGTTATGTATATCGTAATTGGTGGTATGGGAATTACTGGAGTTGAGAAGTTTGCTCCGAAGCCACCAACAGACAGCGAATAAATAAATAAAAACGGGAGAGATGTGGCACACAATAAAAACAATATGCCGCATACAACTTGGGGAGAGCTTTGCGGCTCTCCCCTTTTTTGTTATTCTACAATCAACTCAGGTCCGCCACCTTCGATCCATTCCTGAACCGCAGCTTCAGCGATTTCTTTTGATTCAACCCGACTTTCGTGAACCTTTACTCCGTCTTGAAAACGAGTAACAGTCCAAGCCAAATTCTTTTGATTGAAATTATAATCTGCTTTTCTTGTCATATTAGTCGATTCCTAGTGCTGCCTTGTATGTATCAAGGATTGCTTCCATCTCAGCCCGATCGTGTGACTCCATCTTGCGCAGACGGACAATCTGCTTCATGATCTTGCCATCAAATCCACGAGCTTTGGCTTCAAGATAAACATCTTTGATGTCATCAGTGATGCCCTTCTTATCTTCTTCAAGTCTCTCAATTCGTTCAATAAGCAGACGAAGCTCGTCTGCTGCAACATTACCACTCATTATAAAATCTCCATATTTAAAATTGGATGCCCCTCTAGGATTCGAACCTAGATTGACGGATTCAAAGTCCGCGCTCTTACCATTAGAGGAAGGGGCAGCAGTTAATTACTTGTTTGGTGAATGGGCTTCGCGAGCTTCGCTATGATCACGATCAGCAGGATTGACAGCTGTGCCGTAAGCATTAACTTCACTTACTGCAGTAGCTTCTGGAGCAGGAGTTGTTGGCTGTTCGGAACATGCAGCAGTAAGAGCAACAACTGCAGCGGCGATGTATGTTTTAATATCCATTGTTTAATTCCTTAGAATGTAAATTGAAACTGGAGGAAGCGGTGGGATTCGAACCCACGGTAGACTCTCACCTACGCTAGTTTTCAAGACTAGAGCCTTCAACCACTCGGCCACGCTTCCATAACGCTGGGGATGGAATGAAAGGAAGAAACTTTCCATCCCCAACGAACTGGTTTTAGTCTTCTTCAGCCAAACGCTTAAAGAAGGCTACGTCGTCATCTTCATCAGTAGATGCATCGACAGCTGGACCTGTTGACCAAGGAAGATCTTCATCATCCTCGACCTTAGCCTGAATTGCTGGCTTTGCAGTCTTACCTGCTGGAGCTTCCTCACGACCATAGTGACGTTCATCGTCACGGCTGATATGAGTATTCAGATCAAGAACTTCGTTGAGACGCTTTTCGAGGTCAGCGAAAGACTTGAAGTTGGAAGGATCAAGGAACGGCTGTAGCTTGTGTTCCTTCAGATAGATTACTTCGAGAGCATCGTCATCTTCAAGAAGTGGCTTTGAATCGCCGAAGGTGGACTTGTCGTAGTTACGATATCCATCAACCTGACGAATGCGCAGATAGAAATCGGCACCAGCCCACATATCGAATGGATTGATTGGCTTGACTTCATCAATACCATCATCCATCGGATGCATAAGTTCGTTCAGCTTTTCGAAGATCTTCTTACCGAAGTCGTAGAGGAAGACCTTCCCGTTGTTATCAGGGTTGCCTGGATCCTTAACGACATAGATATTTGCGGCATAGTGAAGGCGACGCTTTTGCTTGCGAGCCTGCTTGCGCTGAGGAGAGTCATCATTATCTGATTCCTTCCAGAGCTTGCTGTTATATTCAGCAACAGGATCCTTGTCGCCGAGAGTGGTCAACGACTTTTCGATATACCACTTTCCACTTGGACCTTGGAAGCCATGATCCCAGTAGCGAACGAACGGAACATCCTCACCCTCGGGCGCAGGAAGAAAACGAATAATCGCGGAACCATTACCAGCCTTGTCGACTGTTGGTTTCCAAAATTGATCGTTCTTCTTATCGTTGTTTTCGCCGCCGCCAGCGGACATCTTGCTGACCTGTTCGGTTAGCTTGCGGAGAGAATCCTGACTAGAATTCTTTAGAGATGCAAAAGACATATATGTGTTTCCTTATATTACAATGTGTGACAGTTTATACAGTTTATTAACCAACAAAGTTTCTGTTCAGAAGAAAGAGACTCTGCTCTCTTATATAGCGTTCTTCCATCGTTGATGCCTTGCGAATAGCAGTGGTTTCATCGAGTAGGACGGAGTATCCGAACGCATTCATAACATGTGCCCAATATTCCGTGGTCTGGCAATTCACGTGGTGATGTCCAGGCTGTCCAGGGAATGCATGTGTCATAAGCACATATTTACACTTATCCATCGTAGCAACAAAGTTGCGGATGTATTGCTCTTCAATATGCTCAACAAACTCGACCGTCCATGCTAGGTCGTAGTTCTTCTCCGGAACATAGGGAGCCTTCTGGTAGTCATGGATAACGATGTCATTGACATTGCGTTCGACAACGAAATCGCCATCCACTCCCAGAACTTCGAGACCCTTAGAGCGAGCAAGTTCAACCATGCCCGCAGGTCCACAACCAATATCAACCATGCTCTTGATTCCAAGATTCTTGATGACATAGTCAAGAGCACCATCATCTAGATGGGTCATAAATTCATGACCGCCCAAGTGCATGGGCAGACCATTGTCAGTAAAATTAATTTTCATTCAGATTTCCTTTCTCATTATATTTCCACTATACTATATATTCTCTAAAAAGTCAAGCATTAAATTGGTAGCATGGCACTTTTAGGAAGATAATGTAAACTCTCTGCTTCGAGTTGAAGTTTTGCTTTAAGCATATCGTTGGATTTAATTGCCTTGGCAAATATTTCCACCTCTACATTATTCTCTTCACAGTAATAGATAATTGCATCCATATACGAGAGATCGTGTTTCCACACGAGTTCTTCAATTATTTCGCAAATTACTTTCATTCGAGTCATCGAGTTCATAATTAACCTTATCTATAAAAAATATGTTCGCCAATTCGGGTGACCTTTTCTAAATTCCAACCAGGATTTACGTAGGTTGCATGATAGAATTTAGCACCGTTTGTAACATCCCCATAATTACCAAGATAAACTTGTTCAGCAATTTTCTTTGATTCGACAAATTGCTCATGGCTACTAATTTTCAATCCCATGCATTTCCAAGAAAACTGACATGTGCGCTTTGTTCTTTGTGAAACAACAGCACATGGTGTCTTCCCGAAACGACCTCTAGGGTCATTTACTCTATTTATAACTACATTGTTGACGGCGATCTTTCCCTTTGTTGGCTGATTGCCAGCCTCGAAATATGTGTTTTCGGCGAGGCACTGGATCTGTCTTTGATCATTGCGATCCAGTTTTACAGGGACTTTCACGATTGTTGTTTTCTCAACAACCTTAACAACTGGAACTTCCACTACAGTAGTGATTGCTCTAGCAGGTGTCAGCGCAGCTATAGAAAGTATGGCAATCATTCCCATACAAAAGCCTGTGCCGAATGTTAGATTTGGATAATCAATTCTCTGATCAAATAATTTATCAATATTAAACTTTGATGTGACATTTTTGAAGAAGTTCTTCATTTGTATCCTCTTTAGTTTAATGAGTCGGCGACTGTTCCGTGTATAACACACATGGACAATACCGCTACGAGAAGATACAATAATAAAGAAAGTCGAGGTATCTTCTAATCCATTTCCCTCTTACTGGAAATGCGAATCATTATGGTTTGGTCGGTAGTAGGCGCGAACCTACTGCTTTCTGTGCCCTAAAGACTGAAGCTGTGTAAGAGTCAATGGAGGAAGACACCTCCAGAGGTAACATTTTATTTAGGTCTCGAGTTTAACCCAAAACCTTCGTCCTGCCGCTATAAACCTTCGGTTGGACTTAGATTAAATTGGTGGGATTCTGTTGCTAGGTTCCCACCTGACCCCGAAAAATCATGCTGCTAGAGCAAGACCTTCATATGCAGTGTTATCGTTTGCATTTACGTTTTTTGGCACTTTGCCAGTCAATCAGTCTCGGACGCCCTATTACACGAAAATCGATATCCAGGTCACCCCCATCATAGACACACTCTTTCTGTTAGTATCCTCATGCCTTGCGGCACTATTGAACGACCACTGGGGAAGTTCGGACCCTGCTTACCTCCCAAAAAAATGGAGGAGCCAGGCGAGTGTGTCTATGGTGGAGGTGAGGGGAGTCGAACCCCTGTCTTTCCGCCTTTATTGTTGCCTGTCAACAACTGATATTTTATTTAGGTATTTCACCTTCTCTTTGATCCAGTTATCAAACGGGAGGTGCATACCAGTAGAGCCATTCCAGTCGGCGAACGCATCATCATAAAAGCCAATCTTAGACTTTTTCAGCTGCAGTTCGGTCAACTCGTCAGCCCACTGTTGCCACTTCTCGTCAGTGATAACTGGATCATCAAGCACATAATACCGATACGAATGTATCAGCATTTGTGTCCGACGCTGTTTGATCTTTTCATCCAGCGTCTGGACTTCATTCACCAGATCCGTTTCAAAAAACGAATCTAGGCTCATTGGCTTTCTGCCTTTGTTTCGCCAAGAACGCCCCAAACAATCATAGCGATGCCTATCGAGCAACGAACAAGGATTTGACCCAAGCTAATCGGCTCAACAGGAACACAGTCAGCAGCTGCGCGACATTCTTCATAAAAGTCGCTAGCACCAGCTGTGCCGATAACAAGAAAACAACCTACGCCTATCATCAACATGTTCACGATTTTCATAAATTTCCCTTTCATCATCCTATAATCCACTATAACCCGAATCGGATATAATAGCAAGCACTATTTTCATTCTTCTTCAAAATTATAATGCTCGGGGATGTCAAACATTTCAATCAGATAGTCAGGGATATTGCTGAAGTCGTCCGGATCAATGTCAAATTGGTCATCCACACCCTCGCTAAATTCCCCGACGAACCCTGCTCCTGCCTCAAAATACTGAGCCTCAACCTCAAACCCAAGGCTCTCAAGAGTCTCATAAAATTTGATTGGAGGACACCAAGCAGTTTCGAACACACATTCAAGACTAGTTTTGTCAGACTCAAAAACTTCAGCCTCGTTGATATCCCACTTGGTGCCCCAATGTTTAACGCACCAATCATAATCCCAGCCTGTTGGGCAGGGAACGAAATTATTAAACAACTTACCTTGTTCAATGGCAGTTTTTGCACGAACAATCATCTCTGGATCATTGTGGGTAAGAGTCACACTATTTGAGCACCAATTAGGCATAAAATTTCCTTTTCAATTCCTATTATTCATTATAGCCTAGTTTTTAAAATAAAGCAAGCAAAAAAAGAGAGGGAGCCGAAACTCCCTCTCAGTTGGGGAGTTACTTCTACTTTCGATTACGATCACCAAGTTTATACATGCCATAAAATGGCAGCAGAATTAGTATTGTTACTAATAATCTTTTCAATAGATTCCTTTTCCCGGATTAGTCAATGGGGTAAACTTCTTAATAAGATTGTTTACCACAATATCAAACCCATCACTAAGCGAATCAAGATCAATAGAATAGCCATTAACATTCAGTTCATAACCAAGTTTGTTCCTTGACCTATAACCAGTTAGAGTCTTGCCTTGATAAATGAAACTGAACCAATCATCATTCGATTGAATATCAGCATCACCATAGACCCTAGCACTACCATAGACACCAGCATCACCATAGACCCTAGCATTACCATAGACAATAGCACTACCATAGACAGTAGCATCACCATAGACCCTAGCATCACCGTGGACCATAGCATTGCCAGAGACCCTAGCACTACCATAGACACCAGCATTACCAGAGACAGTAGCATTACCATAGACCCTAGCATCACCATAGACCATAGCATTACCGTGGACAATAGCATTACCATAGACACCAGCATTACCATAGACACCAGCATCACCATAGACACCAGCATCACCATAGACCCTAGCACTATTATAGACACCAGCATCACCATAGACACCAGCATTACCAGAGACATTATCGGGGTTTTCAATATAAGCCATAATTAATTCCTTACCAGTTATGTTTCGTTTGGGGTAAATTTGTTAATAAGACTCTTTACAAAAGGAATTGCATCGGATTCCAGATCATCAATAGCAACACCCTTACCATTAACATTCAATTCATAACCAGATTCATTCCTAGAACGATAACCAGTTAGAGTCTTTTTCTGATAGATGAAACTGAACCAATCATCATTCGATTGAATATCAGCATCCCCATAGACCCTAGCACTACCATAGACACCAGCATCACCATAGACCACAGCATCACCATATACCACAGCATCACCATAGATAGTAGCATTACCATAGACCCTAGCATCACCGTGGACCATAGCATTACCATAGACCCTAGCACTACCATAGACACCAGCATCACCATAGACACCAGCATCACCATAGACCATAGCACTACCATAGACAGTAGCATCACCAGAGACCCTAGCACTACCATAGACACCAGCATTACCATAGACCATAGCATCACCATAGACCACAGCATTACCATAGACAGTAGCATCACCATAGACATAGGCATTGCCAGAGACCCTAGCATTACCAGAGACAGTAGCATTACCATAGACACCAGCAATACCAGAGACATTATCGGGGGTTTCAATATAAGCCATAATTAATTCCTTACTTCTACTTTCGATTACGATCACCAAGTTTATACATGCCATAAAATGGCAGCAGAATTAGTATTGTTACTAAAACGGCTGGCCAGAAGATTACTATTATAACAGAGGGCGCAAATTTATCATCGCGCCATTCAGGCTCGGTCTGTCCTAATCGATATGCTGCAAACATACCGAGAAGGACACTACCGATAGCCCAGACAGTGAAAAATATCACGCAGCCTCCGCCATTTCTAGGGCGAGGTTACCAGCCTCGAGCTTACGACGCTGGTTGTAACCAAACCAAGCCGAAGTCAGGCGAGTATCAGCCGAACGACCAAGAAGGTGGTCGGTTGAGTAGGTAACAGCATTAAATGCCTGCCACCAAGAACCAGCAGCGTATTCGGCTCCAGGCTGGGTCTCGAGAACTTCGTAAGCCAGCTTGGCAGCACGAGACTGCAGTTCGGTCGGATCGACTTCCTTGCGAGTGGTCATCGGGAATACACGATTGAAGTATTCAACGATCGACTCGTTGTTATAACGCTTGGTCGAGAGATACTCAGCCATTTCCTTATAACGAGCCAGCTTGTCCTTGGAGACGCCGAGGACTTCCTTGACCATATCACCGTCAAACACCTGACGGTGGTTCATCTTGAACATACGCTCAGCTGTGCCGTTGAGCGACATGGTCAGAGTGTTGTTGCAGACAACACGGATGGGAGTGAAACGAACGTCAACGGTCTTGCCGTACTGGTGAGGATTCGAGAAGAGAAGGTAGCCTTCAACCTTGTCGTCACCGTTGATCTCGAAGGATTCGTTAACCTTTGCGAGAGCCCAGATATTACGACCACCCTTGAGCGAGCCAGCCGTATGCATTTCCATATCGCCAGCAGCGATAAAGTCAGTGAAGAAATTGAATGCTTCACGATTCTGGACAGGGTTCCATTCATCGCCAACCATATCGAAGAACTTATTGTCAGAGGTGCGAACCAAAGCGGAACGACCAGTGTCAATACGCTTGCCATTGACTTCGGCAAAAGCAGGGAACTTCTCGACTTCCCAGTCGAGACCAGCAGCCTTCATCATCTGCTCAGGCGAGAGATCCGAAGGAACTTTGGTGCCAAGACCATGCCAAGGCAGGTCGCCAACGTAAGCCATCGAAGCGGCATCGCCGATCATTTCAAGTTCATGAGCCATAATATACTTTTCCTTTTCACAGTGGAGAGAGAACCATTTCCCTCTCCTCATATTCTCACTATAGCCTACTTTTTAAAATAAAGCAAGCACTTTTTTTCAAATCAAGCAGCAAAAAGATATTTTGCACGATCAGGTGTCGTCTTAAACATCTTGCCGTTTTCTTCATAGATGAACGGGAACTTCGGCTTGCGGGTATCATAACGAACCAGCTTCCGACCGTTCTTTTCCATAACCAGATTGTATGATTCAATCATACGCTGCAGGTTCAGGTCGGTGCGAGTCGTAGCACCTTTAATCTTGGTGGTCAGCTTAATCGTAGCTTCAGCTTCGCTGAAACGAATACCACCAATATCAAACTCAAGACCAGTCTTGGCAGCATATGTGTCAAGAACGGACTGAAGATCATCACGAAGAGCCTTCAACGAGGCACGGTCAAAAGAGGTAAACTTAGTCATAAAAACTTCCTTTCTTCATTTCCTATTATTCACTCTACCCTATTTTTAAAAATAAAGCAAGCATTATTTTCAGAATCAGAAAACTTTTTTTCCGAGGCGATAAATTTGTTTTTTTCCAAGCACACCCTGCATGCGAGGATCCTTGATTCGGTCGTTAGCCTTCAGAGCATCATAACGCTTTTTGAGTTTTGGGAGCAACAGATCATAAACTACCTGACAATCAAGAGCCCAAATTTCCAGGCATTCCCCATCTCGAAACCGAGCATAATAATGATTCTTATACGCCAGAATTTTATCATCAAGATATTTTACCTGCTCTTCCCATGTCGGGAAAACAGAAATGCCACCATAAACTGCATTGAATGAGTTCTTGTGGATTGATCCAGGATCGGGGGAGCAAGACTTGTATTCGGCAGCACCATCATGGTCGTGAGCATCTGCTCCACTAACTGTCATGCTAATATCATGACCCAGAATATTGGCCATAATAATTTCTTGTGTGCGTCCAGGAACAAAGGGATTGCCCCAGTTATTTTCTCTACACACTTTGTATGATTCGGAGCTAAGAAATGCGAACCTTTCTTGCGGTGTCATCTGAGCCAGAATACCCGCAAGACATTCGCGATCTTTCGAGGTAATCACGCTTCGACCAACATATGTTTTTCGATGTAATGGTCACGAAAATCATCGTAGAGGTAGCCCTCTTCAGAAGCAATGATCAGATCATCGCCATTGCAGATAGCACGTTCGCCGTGGCAATTTTCCATGATATACACCATATGCTGATCCTGAAGATCATAGGAGTTATCGTACATGTTATCAAATTCATCATAAGTCATTATTCATTTCCTTTTCTCATCTTATAAATACAATATAACCTAAATTTTAAAAAAAGTCAAGGGTTATTTTCTAAAAAAATATGATTGAAGGAAAAAATTATGGCTAAAAAATCTACTGCTGTTGGAAAAGAACTGCATGTTCGCACACCGAAAAAGACATCTCAGGATATTCGTTATCCCAAGCTGAGCTCGATGAACAAGAGCAAGAGAAGAACTTTTAAGAAATATCGTGGTCAGGGTCGACCATAAAAAAGGAGGCAGAAGCCTCCTTAGTTGTGCACCACATTATCTAAAATTGAGATAAACTCATCGATCTTTGTTGCTCGATGTGGCCAGTAGATATACTCATTTTTGTCTGCATCTTTCTTAAGATTCAGCAACAGAGGCATTATCAGCTTATACATCTTTTCGACTTTTACGTTCGTTGATGCAGTTACCTCTTTGGTGACCTGTTGAGCAACAGTTGTTTCTCTGATCTTGAAGTCTTGTTCAGAAACAGTGGTGAATCCAAAATCGAATGACTCGTCATCATATTCAAATGTTTTCTTAGTCATTAGTTATCCTCTAAAATATAGTGTTCTTTGATATATGCTATAGTCGTGGCAGCATCGGTATGGATTATAGCTTCGCCACCAGCCTCAATAAAGTCTTGACAATTATCATGCTGGTCATCAATCAAAAGGCAACCTTCTCCCGCAAATTCTTTCTTGATGCCTTTAGAGGGAACGATAATCGCAGGAAATTCGATTCCTTGTTTGTGTAGAGCTTCCATTTTCTGATCCACGATCTCATCAAATCTAGGAGATCCACCAGCCGAAGATAGAATCGTGACCCATACATTTCCTGAAAGAAAATCTAATAGCTGATCGGCATCAGGCAAAAGAGGCAGATCAGCAAATCCACCAGCGTCGATAAATGCGGGAAATCCTTCATTCCACCATTTTTCTCTGTCGTTTAACTGATCGCCGACCGCACTATGGAAATCGAACACAACTCCATCAAGGTCTAGAAAAACATGAGTAATTTTTTTCATTAGTATTTGATATCCTTCGGATCTTTGTCGGAAACCCAGCGTCTCATTTGTTGTGCCATAAAATGCATAATGGCTTGGCTTGCATCTTCAATGATACCATAATTGTCTGAGTCAATGTGAATGACACTGCTGGCAGCTCGTTTTGCTTCACCACCATCAAATCCAACAATTGCGATAGTTTCCATCCCTTTTTCTTCAGCCTTATTTATTGCATTAATAATATTGGGGGAATTGCCGCTGGAGCTTATGGCGATCAAAACATCATCAGACATTATAAAGTCGCCTTCCGTGGCTTGCCATTCAATTTGTTTTGAAAAGATTTGATCGTAACCAATATCGTTAGCAATGGCAGAGATAAGAGGAAAGTTGGATGCTAGGGATGTGACACTCAGCCTGTGACCTTGATGTGTTTCCGTGGCAACACCCTTCATACAATCACAAGTCAGATGTTCCGCAATAGCTGCCGATCCACCATTACCACAAACATAAATGTTTCCTTTGGCGCCATAGATCTTTCTGGTCACCCAGTCAAGTTCTTTAAGATCAACGGTGCTCAATGCACGCGACAGTTCTGCTGCGTATGAATCAAGAGTATAATATGGTTGGGTCATAATTAATCCTTGTAAACTACTCGTGCTCCATCTAATGCGACAGTCACATCAAGACAGACTCGATCATCAAATTCACTTTTTAATTTGTTTTTATTGTCGGTTAGAGCCAGCATATATCCGCCTCCTCCTGCACCAAGTAGCTTTGCACCTGATGCGCCAGCCTTTATGCATCGATCATAAAGAGCATCGATCTCTGGACTGCTGATTCCACCTTCTAGCTGTTTCTTAAACTTCCATGCTTCATTGAGCAATGGACCGTAGAGATCGTAGGTCGGAGAAAGGTCGGAATGCATATCCGCCATGTGTGACATCTCACGAATGATGTATGTCTTTTCATCAAAGTTAATTTTGGTAAGAATCTCTGCCGCATGGCGCTGGATATTTGTCGGAATCAAAACCATAGAGCTATCGATACCTTTAGGATCAATTCTCTGAACCAATACTCGATCGCTGGTAAGATATTTAATATAATTCATACCACCAAAGGCAGAGGCATACTGGTCTTGCTTGCCGATAGCCCAGCCACACATATTAATTTCAATGTGACAGGCAGCTTCCGCTAACTCATATTCGCTGTACCTCTTACCATTAGGATAATATTCAGCAAGAGCAGCCACCAGCGCACAGGCGAAAGCAGAAGAACCTGCCAACCCTGTACCCACTGTAGGAATATCAGCGAATGTGGTGATCTCGATATTGGATTTGATACCGAAATATTTTAAGGCATTCTTGACAATTTCATTTTGAATATCATCAACATCAGTTACCAATTCCTGTTTGGAATAGTTGATCTTGATGTGATTCTGAGGAGTTCTCCCTACTGCAACATAGACATACTTGTCGATCGCAGTAGAGATTGTCGAACCACCCCAATGTAGGTAGTGGGCTGGAATATCCGACCCACCACCGAAGAAGGAAACTCTAAGAGGTGCCTTAGCAAGAATCATAGTTTAGACCTGTAAGTAAACTTTGGAGCAGGAACAGAAAGATCCTTGCCTTCATATTCATTTAGCAATGATTCGCAGAGTGCATTCCACTGATTGGCAATCTTATCCCAGTTATACCGATAGTCGGCATAAGTTTTCTGGAACTGAATGTATGGCATCATATCGTTCTCACGCATTTTCTGAATTGTGTCATCCATAACAGCATAGAACATATTCGCATGAACATTGACATCCTGATCCCAGTGATACTGTACGGTAATGCTACCCGAAGTGTCAGCAAGACCAGCATAGTTCGGATGAACACAAACAGCACCAGCTGACATTGCCTCGATTAGAGACTGACTGTTGCATTCTGGCCAGATCGAAGGATAGGCAAAGATATGAGCCTTGGCTACAGTCTCACGAACTTCTTCATTCGGAGCAAAGCCATGGTAGTTGATCTTTGGATGCTGACGACAACGTTCGAACAATTCTTCAAACTGCTGATCAGCGTTCTCCCAGCCGTAGATCTTATAGCTCGAGTAAACATCAAGCACGATATTGTCATGCTTTTTGCATAGTTCTTCAAATACAGGAACAAGAATGTTCAGACCACGCTGAGGAGTGCTGGTATACACCAGACGGATTTCTTCCTTTGGATCACCCTTGTCGATTGGACCAAAAGGAGTTGTCGCAGTGTCAATAACACAGCTTTGCTGTGTCTGAGGAATGCCCAACATATGTTGATACATATTCATCTGCCACTGGCCACAGTAGACAATCTTGTGGAAACGACTGCGACTGTTTTCATCAGCTAGATGCTGAGTCTCAGGATCCCAAGGCAAATCGTGCAGCCAATAGATACGGATGCGATCATCATGTAGCTCGCGCACACGCGAGGGGATAATCTGAAACTTTTCGTGGTACTCTGGCTTCAATCGAGCCAGCACACCTTCCACCATTCGCTCAGTCCCACCCTGAGACTTTGCATTCAATTCATTACGTTCCCAAATACTACTCATTGTAATTTCCCATCGTAAGTTCGGAGCCATGGTTGCCCAGCAAGCATCTGGCTGCTAATATATTCAAAGTGTGAAGTTATAATGTCAGCCAGATTATATGCTGGACCCTGTGGCCACATCAAAGATAATTTATAAGGATCACCAATCAGAAATCCAGGATCTCCTGGACGAGAGTTAGAAATACCATACTCTAGAGGATATAGTTCCCCGAATTTACTGGCAAGTTGCAGATTCGACACAGGCTTGCCACTGCAAACATTGAAGGTGTCGTATTCATGTTCAGGCTTATTATATAGTTGTTCTGCTGCAGCAATCAGAGCATCACACACATCAGCGACATGAATATAATCTCTTACGCATGTTCCATCGAAAGTATCATATTCATTACCATTGATATTGAATATATCGCCCAACAAAGATGCCTTTGACATTTTTGTAAGGATGTGTGGCTGATCAGCACGCTGACCGATACCCTTATATGAACCAGCAACATTGAAGAAACGCATCGAGTATGCTTTGAGACCATACGCTTCGCATGATTCCTTGAGCATCATTTCGCCAACCCACTTGGTCGAGCCATAAGGATTGATTGGATGTCCAGCCATAATTTCAGGAAGAGGATCAGGGCTGCGCATGTCACCATACGTTGCAGCAGAAGATGCGAAAATAAATGCACCCTTCCATTTTGCTCCAGCCAAGTTAGAAAGCATATTGCACATATTATCAACATTATTTCGATAGTATGTCAGTGGTTTGAACACTGATGGTCCAAGCAAACTATCAGCGCCAAGATGGAAGATTGCATCAACATCATCTACGCTAATCATTGGACCAGCAGCAATTGTTGCATAGTTTTCAGCAAAAAACTCATCACTGTTTTCACTGCTGTAGTCAAACTTTCGATCTACACCAATAACATAATAACCAGCTTCCTTCAGTTTTTGCTGAAGAACACGACCGATGAAACCTGATGCTCCAGTAACAATCGCCTTCTTCATATTGACGTACCAATCTTAGCGATAATATCTTCATATGTATCGAATTCATCCAGGGATAGACTAATGTCTTTTCCATCGCGAAGAAAAATATATGAATATGCAAAAAACTGACCAGAGTCTGGAGCTTTCGAAACTCGAATAATATGGTCTACATTAAGATAATGCTCGCGCTTATCGCGATCTCGAACCCAAATAAATTTACTCATCAATTGCCTCAATCTGTTGCATATATTGTTCTGAAACTTCTAAACAAAGTGACAATACCGCCAGAGCGCTGATGCGACTAGCGATATTGATTACGATCCACTTTGCTATGACTGCTCGGATATACTCCCAGCGAGTAAGTGGCTGCTTCATTATTCAGCTTCCTCAAAGACCATATAACTCTTGACCGAATCAAGACGGAAGCTGCGCCAGTCGTTCTTCTCGAGGTCAAACACAGCAACAACACCAGAGATATCCTTGCGTTCGCGAGTGGACTTCTTTTCTGGTGCAGTGTATTGCTCAGAGATAACTTCAGAGTTCTTGGTGCAGAGCATAGTACGCTCGGTGCCATCAGCCTTGGTAAACACTACGCTGACAGTTGCGCCTTCGTCAAGAGCCTGTTCAACTTCGCTCTTCTCGAAGGTTGCCTTGAGTTCCTGAAATCCACCAATGTGAGTCCAGGTTTCTTCCCAATTGGCTTCATTATCTTGATTTTCTTGAACCAGCCAGATCTGCGGAACAGTCCGAGCATTCGGAGCAAGAGCAAACAGATCGTCGCGATCATAGTCTACATCCAGAGTAAGATAATCAAACTTCAACCCTTTGGTGGTTAGAAGTGCCTTAGTCTGATCACAGAAAAGACAATTGTCCTTGCCGTAAATCACATAAACATTTTCATTTTCCATAATCATTTCCATTCTACATTGTTGATGATAATTTCAGAGTTGGGATATGTGCGCTTCAGATATGCCTGAACAGCAAAATCTGACTTCGCATTATTAAGGTGGATTGTGGGAGAACCTTGAAGCATCCGCCGATTGCTGACACCATTCTTGTTCTCATAAAAGTCAACCATAAAGTTTGTCATAATCAATCTCCTTATTATTCACTCTAACCTATTTCGGAAATTAAAGCAAGGACTTTTTATAAAGATTGATGCGATCCATGGCTTTATATATCCAATCGTTTCGCTTTTCGACAAACACAGAGGGTTTGGTTGATTCTTCGGTGCCGATCAGAATGACCAGCTGAGGAACAGGAATTCCTGTTAGTTCCTCGAACATCACTGCATATATAGATGTCTGGAGAAAGTAGTCTTCAATCCAGTCACGTCTCTTGACCTTGTTGCTGGACTTGTAGTCAATGATGGAGGTCTTGCCTTGCCAATCAGCAACCAGATCAACTCGACCTGCAATGCCAAGAAAGTTTGAATACAGTGGAGACTCAACACCCATGATGTTGTTGACATTTTGCTGAATAACTGGACGCAGCTGAGCAAACAACTGCACAGGAACAGGCATTTCTCTTCGAAGATCATAGGGTTGGTTAAGGACTAACTTCTCGCACAGTAGGTGGAGAGCAGTACCACGATCAGCTGTTCTCTTGCTCTCTCGAGCAGCAGCCTCTTCACCTAATCTTTCTTTCCATTTCTGAAGATGAGACTGGTCTTTTGTTGCACCTAGAACAGTGGTGACGGAAGGATATACACTTCCCTGAGGAGTGGTGTAGAACCTTCCGTCTTCACGTGTTTCAGATTCAAGTTCAGTAAAGCTTATAAGATTCAATTCAAACATAACAATGTCATTATAACCTAGTTTGAGAAAAAAGTCAAGCGATATTTAACTCTGCAATGATAAATTCTTTGACGAATCCAGAACGAACGATATCTTGAACCTCAAACTCAACTTTGGAGACTGATGGAATTCTATCCATAATCTTCATGATGGATTTAAGACCAGATTCTTCGCTGTATCTGATGCTTGTAAGATCATCCTGATTGACATCACCGCAGATAATGATCTTAGAATTATCTCCGGCACGAGTCAACACAGTTTTTAATTCTTGGTAGGAAAGGTTCTGCGCTTCATCGATGATGATAATTGCGTCATCAATCGTGGTACCGCGAAGGAACGATGTTGATTCAAATTCAACAATTCCTTTATTTTTTAGAATTTGATAGGCATCGCCTCGATCAAACAACTTAGAACAGATCGAGGAGTAGGGTGTTTCATAGACTTCCATTTTTTGTTTCGCAGTTCCTGGTAGGAACCCGATACCTTTGGAAGATTGTGAGCTTCTGATTATTACAACTTTGTGGAGCTTTGAATTCCTATTAGTCAATTCATCTAGAGCAAGATATAGGCTGATAAATGTCTTTCCGCTTCCTGGAACTCCATGAAGCAATAGATTTTTACCTGTAGAATATTCTCTAAATGTTTTTCTTTGATTTTCAGTTTTCGGATTGATATGTTCTAGTTGAAGAGGATTTGGTTGATGTAATTGAACGACGTTATTAAATTTTCCTCTTTGAGATTTTCTAGACATCTTTCTCTCTTTGCGAGTTTGTCTGTAGTTATTTTCTTCTGTAATATCAAAAGCAGTTTGAGACATAGGGATTAAGCTCCTGTTAGGAACGGTTGAAGAGATCACATACCCATAACAAAATGCTAGAATGTTTTACATTGTACTCGTGTCCACTCCATGGCGTTTTTGCGCAGCCTTGACAGCTTCACGAGTTTTGGTTGCTTTGATGCCTTTATCCCCGTACTTCTCAGCCAGAGGTGATCCTGGATTTGCGCGAGCAATCCGCCCGAGCATGTCGTTCATGCCAGACTCGACCTTAACTCGATCGCCTGTTCCACCAATGATATTGATTGCAAATACGGGATTGATATGAGAATTATCGGCAAGAAATGCCTTCATGTCATCATAGGACATGAGGTCGGTCCACTGTTCTTCAGTTTCTGTATTATAAAATTCGTAGATCGGCATTAGTCCTCCATCACCTTTTATTTAGTATTCTGGACCCCACGTGGAGCCAGTTTTTTCATAAATTTCAAACCAATCACAACCATGGGCTGGGCAGATGTGAATTTGCTTCGGCAGGTTGTTGCTGTCCTTCTCACCACCCTCACCACAGATGAAGTATACATTCCCTAGCTTCTCTGCCAGAACCTCGTGCTTGACAATCGATTCGAGCTTACGGAGCCTCTTTAGTTCGCCTTCGTAAGATTCTACTTCGAGATTCATTTACTATTCCTTTCTATGAAAGCAATTAGCTCATCTGCTCCAGAACCAAAAGGATTTGCATCACCCCACCGCTTTAGTAGTTTGACAGCAAGTCGCAATTCAGCTTCGAGCTCCTTGATCTTAGCCGACATAATCTCTTCAGGATATACAATCATATTTGAATACTCCCATCTTTGTTACGCAGAGAAGTCATATATTCTTCATACTGCTCTTTAGACATAATACGGTTGTGTAGATCCATATACCCACATTCCATACCAATGCCATACGCATCAAAGTCAAAGCCAAAGACGTCATAGATAGCCCAGCGATAGGTGCCTTCATCTTTGAGTTCTGCTTGACAGGTGCGCTTAATGACAGCGTAGAATGCCTTCAGTTTATCTTCATATGGAAGATTATCCCAGAAGGTATCACACTCAACTGCATATGCAGCAGATGCTTCTTGCTGCTTTTTAGCCAACTCTGCAAACTCTGGACTCGCCAAATAATCTCGCATTTTGCTGAGGTTTATTTCATCAGACATTAGATAAATCTCTTACCTTGGTCCATTCATTGCGCTGCCAATCTTTACGCCAGTCAGCAGGATGAACACCGTTTCGAGCATCCTCAGCGATCTTATTGATCCTAGCCAATATAGCCTTTAGTTCTTCCAACTCATCACGCATGTGTCACCTTATCATATTATCGGACAATAAGTCCTGTGGTTTGTTTAATGTATTCAGTCTTGACCGCATCAAAGGTCTTGGTAATTGCAGCAACTGCGGTCTGTGCAATCTCAAACTGTGCATTCGGATCTGCTGTAAGAACCCAAGGAATCAATCCGAATCCTTGCTTATCAAGCATCACACCATGTGGTTTGGTAACAACATATGCCCGACCTTCCCAGACTTCAACCAGCTTGGCAACTACCTCGTCGCCAGAGACCAGCTTCATTGTTACAATATCATTTTCTTTAACAGCCATTATTCAGGGATCCTATACCATTCAATTATAAGGTTCAGAGCATCAATGTGCTTCTGAATTTCGATATCATCTGCTTCTTGGTCGCCCCAGACAAACACATGATTATTTGCACCAAGGTCTTTTGTGAGACTATCGCGAGTTTCTTCAAGTTGTTTCCAAACGATCCTATCGACCAGTTCGTAATCTAAATCAATACTAAATACCATTATACTAACTCCTCATATATTCCAACGAATTCTGCCAGCATCATAAAGGCAGCAAAAAATGTTATCGAGCCACCAATGCCACCAAAGCATGCAGCTATGCGAATGCCACTCTTAATAAATGACAAATCGCGGTGTTTCTTAGGATCAGGATGTTTCATTCTTCTATCACTTTCTTATAACGATTAAAGCTGCCATCAGCTTCTTCTACCATAATCTCATCAAGATTATCATTCTTTGCAAAGATGCGCTGTTCGTGTTCAGCAACAATACGACCTGCTTCACGAAGTTTACGCATCACTGCATTAGCGATACCAAACTTATTGCGATTGGTATCGATGGCTTCCTGCACTGCTTCAGCACATGCCTTATATAGTTCTTCTGAAAGTTCCCAACTCATGTCGGTATATGTGCCTCGTGTCAAGGCGCTGCCTACTCGACGAAGATAATCTTGACCGCCATCTACGGATATGGCACCGCAAGAACACTCAACGAAATCGTGGCGATGTTTTGAGACGATAAAATCGTCACAGTTATTGCAGATCACAGCATTTTGAATAATCATGATATTAGCCTTTCATGCACTTGCGTAATGTGTTTACATTTTCCGTGATGGTTGAATCCCATACACTCGCACTTCCAACCTTTCTGGGTCAGAGTCGAGAGATATGTTACACCATTTCGATTTGTGTATGGCCACTGAAATCCTTCAAGATGATGATCTTTGTAGTTGATTCCAGGCAAAGCCAGAGCCTTTCGTTCATACTTACTGCGCTTGAGAGCGGGAGAGGAGCGTTCTTTCATAGTCTCACTATAACCCGTATTTTAAAATAAAGCAAGCACTATTTTGGAAATATTTCAGGCATTTTTTCGGCGACGCAGTAATATGACACAGTGCCTCTGAGTTTGGCATAAAATGAGGTTTGCTCATCACCGTCCATAACGCATTCATATCTAGAAGGATGCGCATGCACAATCCTAGCTTTTAAATTTCCATTATGGAAAATGAGAGCAATCATCCACCAAGTCATTTACTGGTTGCGCGATAAACTCCGTCCCAATTTGCAGGAGCAGCTTTCATCTCTTCCATGCGATCTAACATAGCTTCGTAGTAGCCTTTGAGTTCGCCATTCCACAATGGACCCATTTCATATGCCATGGCCATGGCTCTGCCCCAATCACCTGAGCGATATGCGTCAAGGAATCTGTTGTGAGCAATCTCAGCTTTTTCGTTTTTCTCTTCAAGAACTGTGTAAATTCGAGCTGGTTCAGTTTTACCCTTAACAGCAATCAAATCAAGTTCGATTACTTGGTATGCGTCCAGAACCTGCTGAGCAGTCTCGGGTCCAATGATGATTTTAACACCGTAAGGTTTGCTCTGACCTTCGAGACGAGACGCGAGATTGACACCATCACCAAGGCAAGTATAATCAAAACGCTGGCTAGAGCCCATATTGCCAACAACCACAGTGGCAGTGTTAATGCCAAGACCCATTCCAAAAGGAGGGGTTCCTTCTGCCACGACTTCTGCATTAAACTTCTCCAAATCTTTAAGCATCTGGAAAGCAGTACGCACTGAATCCAAAGCATGTTGCGGGTTATCAACTGGTGCGTTCCAGAAAGCCATCTGCGCATCACCAATATACTTATCAAGTGTTCCTTTGTTTTCCAGAATAGCTCTGGTCATCACAGTCATATATCTATTCATTATGGAAGTAAGACCTTCTACGTCTTCACCATAGTGCTCAGAGATAGTAGTGAAACCACGAACGTCAGTAAACATAATCGAAAGCTGTTGTTTTGTTCCGCCTAGCTTCAGTAGTTCGGGCTGTCTTTGCAGCTGAGCAACCAAGTCTGGTGACAAGTATGTTCCGAATTGTTTCTTGATCTGTTGTTTTTGTAGGAATTCGCTGATAAACTTGACAGTATACAGATGTATATATACGAACAGTGCAGCTAAAATGTTGAACGAAACATCAAGAAGGATGTGTTCTTTACCAAACAGATAAAATGGTAGATACAGATATCCACCCATGATCACTGCGATATATATAATAGAATAGCGGAAGCGAGAGACAATAATCAATGCTAGACAAAGAAGAACAAATCCACCAAGATCAGCAAGTTGCCCCCACACAGGAATCGCAACCGAATCTCCATTTATCAGAGTCTGAAGAATTGATGCTTGCAACTGATGGGGATACTGCGCACCTGAAGGAGTCGCTACAGGGTTACTTACACCAGCTGCAGTTACTCCAAGAATCACGATTTTACCAGTCAGATCAGGCAAAGCCTTGTCACCAATTTCGAATGACTGGAATTTATAGTTCGGATTAATAAACACACGACCGTATTCATCGGTCTTAATTGTATCAAAAGAAGGAACTCGTAATGCCTCAACCCCTGTCTGATTCACCTTCGCCTGATAAGAAGGATCCCCTGCTGCAACTCTTAACATTTCAAGCGCGAAAGCTGGATAGTACTCGCCGCCTGAGGTCGCGAGTAGCGGAACTCGACGAACAACTCCGTCAGACTCAGGAAGAGTTGACGTTACACCAACTCCAGCTGCAGACTGTTGAAGAACTGCTACGTTTGATAGCAGACACGGATACTTTGGAAGAAAGTCAGTCGCTTGACCGTCCCCAATCACAGCAACCCCAGTGGAACGAATCTGCTTTGGGCTATAATTTTTTCCGCAATCTGCCGCAACAGTCTGACTAAGAACTACAGGTGCTTGTGTTAGAGTATCGGCAAGAACACCATCAGTACCCATCCGATCAGGCTCAGGCATAAGTACAGTACTACCGACAAGAGAAGCCCCTCTGCCATAAATGTCGCCAATAATTTCAGCATGGACTTTACGTGGAAATGGCCATTGCCCATATTTTTCAATTGCTTTCTCCCCGATGTTAGCTACTACGATCTGTTCTGATTGGACGGAATTGCCCAGCATCAAATAATCATAAAACTTCAAACGAGTTGCCTGAACCAAATACGGATCAGCAATCTTCATCCAACCAAAGAGTATCAAAGTTAATATCGCCAACCAAGGCGAAAGAAGTATCTTTTTCATCTTGTCCATATCAGCTACCTTTTTTGTTTTATTTAGGTGCTTGCGATTGGCTTATAGTAATTGTTCCAGAGGGTCTGCTTGTCCCTTGAGTTGTCCATTTCTGATCAGCAAAATTGTATGCGTTAACGATTCCATCTTGGATTGTTATGACTTGGACTTTGCTGTCTTTCGGCAACCAAACAACAGCAGCTTCTTGTTTTGATTCGGATAACACAGCATACGCCCAGCCGACCTGCACCTTCTTATAATAAATTGGTGACACATTCGTGTAGACTGTTTCTGCTGGCTTGTCGCCATTGTTAGTAATATACAAATCAAGCAGTTCGCTTGGAGTTGCCTGTCTTGTTTGAGTTGCAGCAACCGATGCGATTTCTAAAGATTCTCCGCCAGACTCTGGATCTTTGTTGTCATCAGCAGCAGCAGCAGAAGGATTTGTTTTGGACTTCAAATCTTTTCTTGCCTTGGTGACAACATTTTCACCAGTCGACGCTGATGGTTGTGAGATCTGAAGGCTATTGTTTAGCTGTTTGACTGATAGATTTACGACAGTAGGAGGAGATGGTGGTGTGAATCCATTTTCCACCACAGTTGTCTGAAACGGTTGCGTCATAGAAACTACGCCTGCAGCAGTAATAACATCGATAGCACCGATATCGCATTTAGAAACATCTTTGGTGGGATCGTTGTCATCAAAACAGGATGGAAGAAGAACAACCATGGTTCTTCCTGCTTCATCAACAGACATGACGAAATCGGTTCCGCGAACACCAATCGTTGCTGTTGGTGTGCGAATATTCACACCCTTTGGATTGCCATGAGCTAGTGCACCTGACGCATATCGGACAGTGCCTAATGCTATTTTAAGTCCTAGCTTACCTTTAGATTTATTATTACCATCGTATACAAAGTCATCTATAAGAAGTCTACTATTTTCGGTGATGTTGACAGTAGTAGCATCAACGAATGTGATCTTAAACTTACCTTGTGAGTTTGTCGATACTGTATCGTTCTTTTCTATGCCTGATCCTCGTGCAGCAGGCATAACTTTTGCTGCACGTTTGATATTTCCTGCGCCTCTGAAGTCTGTTATCGACCCGATGCTCGCGTAAGCAGGAGTCGATAACAGAAACAGTAAAAGGAACTTAATGACCTGTTTTAATATTGTAGAGACCATTATTACCAACAATCAAAAGATTAATAGCAGTTTCCGAAGCACCATATTGTTCTGTGGTGATCGTATTGTTGGTTCCTGTCACATCCATCCAAGCACTGTGGCCATATGTTCCACCTGTGCCAGATTGCGTCATGTTGACAGTGTTGAAGTCTCCAAGAAACTTCAGAGTTTGAGTTGAGTTTGCTGCAGTAACATCAATATTGAATTGATTGTTGTCACCTTGAATGTCCATTGAGTTACGGATATTTGCACCCGAACCATGGAAAACAAAGGAGTTGTAATTGCCTGTGAATCTTGAATTCATATCCAGAGCATTACAGCTAGCATCGGTCTCGGCATTACCGCAACGAATTGTTGCACTATTTCCATCGCCAAATTGACGCAGAGTAATATTAGCAACACCTTGTGCACCAAGATCTGATACAACAGATGCAAGGATTGTATTCATATCACCTGTTTGCAATATGGTAAGAGTTTGTTTGTCGCCGCGAAGGTAAATTGGATCTTCGATAGTTCCGATAACATTACCTGTTCCATACTGATCAATATTGACGTTTACATCGTTACCAGCTTGGTCGATATAGACTTTGTTGGTTGTCTGTAGGCTGTCACCTTCAATTGAGTTTGGCGATGTAGTAACAATTGCTGGTGGCGATGGTGGTGTCGGTAGAACAGCTACAGAAGTAGACTGTCCGAAAGCACTCGTCGCCATAAACAAACTTGCTACAACGAATGTTTTGATAAACTTCATTGTTGTTTCTCCTGTTTAGGTTTAAAGCGCCATAGACCTTTTCGTTCTCCGCTTTTAATTAATTCAACAACACCTGTTTCTATGGCTGATCTGATTGCATAACTACCTGCCTCGTTCGTAGTTTGTTGTGCGTCCAACTCAAATGCATTTGTTCCAAGATTGAAGAACTTAAATGCAGTAATTGCTTCTGAAGAGGACAGAAGAGTTTTCTGTACTGTTACAGAAGTCAAGACTTCACCTGTTTGGACCGAAACGAGTCTCATATTAATTGTTACTTGATCTTCGATGTATTGGGTGTGTGGACCAATACCCAAATATCTTACTCCATTACCTCCAGTTTTGACATTGGAGTTATAATCTATGATACCACCTTCAAGGATTACTCCAGCAACCATAAGTGGCGGAAGAGGAGTGGCATCTTCACCTTGTTGCTGTTCGCGCATCTGACGAATCAGCTGTCTTTCCTTTATCAGATTATCAATACCCACACGTTCAACTGGCTTGAACCATCTTCCATCATCAGTATCTGATAAAACTTTAATTACGTATGCATCCGCGCCTTGTGTGACAGCAGTTGAAAATGAAGACACCGTTTGTGATGGCTTTCTCTGTCCTGTCTTGTCCGTAAAAGAATAAATGGCAATCGGTATCGGTGGACCATCAAGCTGAGGTAGATCCTTAAACACAGAAGGATTTGCTTGCTTCGTGACCTTGGCATTGTTTTTAAATAAAATAGAATGATTTAATGCTGGAGAGAAACCGCCAACGCAGCCATTCAGCATAATCGACAACACGAACAAGAAAAATAATCTTTTCATTCTGTCTCCTTAGAACGCAAATTGTGCGATAGGGACAGTAAGTTGTGTAGCATTTCCATTCTTATCGATCACATTTAACTGGATCATTGTGCCAGTCTTAATGTATGTGATCGTATTCCCGTCTAGCGAGAATGTTCCACCGTTAGAAGAAGGTGCATCTGTTGAAAATAAATTGTTTGCAAGCTGCGTAGCAATCTGAGAATACACCTGACTTGTAAACAGCGCCATAAATTTCGCCATCGGCGTATTGGCAGCTTGAGATGCAGCATTTGCCGCAGCAGTAGCTTGGGCATTAGTTATAGATTGCTTGGCATTGTTCTCCATCTGTATGATAGAAAGAGTTTGTGATGTCCAACCTGCTCCGTTGAATGACGGATCTTTAAACTGTTGTACTAGCTCACCAGCGCTAGCAGGGCTACTTGCTAACAGTAGTAGCAGTAGAGGAAATTTTTTCATCTTTCTTTTCCTTCTTTTCAGAACAAAAAGAAAAGTTGACACTGAAGACTTTAAGGATTTCTATTTTTAGTTCTATTCGCATTAGCATGCTCCTCGTTAATCTGCAGCACAACATTTACTTTCTGTTGTAGTCTAATTAGATCATTGTCTAACATTCTAATGCGATCAATCAACGCAATCAAAATACCATTTGTTTCCCCAATGAGAGGCATCAATCTATCAGTAACAAACTTATAAATGAAAAATACAAAGTATCCCATACCCACGGATGCTACGATCGGAAACCCATACTGTTTTATTAACTGCGCAATAACTTGTGGATCCATCAGTCCCTCCGAGCATCGTTCTTTCCGTCTGCTCGGGCGATTCTATCTAAATCGGGTCGAAGTCCAAGAGCAGAACTAACTATAGCATCAACACGAATAATATCGTGGTTCATAGTTTTCACTCTATTGTCTAGACCCATAATTATACCTTGCATTCCTTTGAGTGCTATCAAAACACCCTCCAGAATATAGTTGATTACAAAATACACGAAAACCCCACCGAGCAAGCATGCTGCGATGGGGAAGCCGACATCGGCGATCAGTTGAAAGATAACATCATACTTCATGTATCTATTTATAATAAAAGCGAAGTGGGAGGATTTAGGTATACCTCCAAGGTCCAGTCAATTACATCGGTAATCTCGACCCACGACTCGTTCTTGGTTACAGAGGGTACCACCCACCGAGTCTACTTTATTCCCACTGACAAGGGAATTATTCAGTCACACTTCTTACAGCCTCCGTCGAGGCTGATTTCTGGTACCCGATGACGGGATTGAACCGCCGACCTTATCCGTGTAAAGGATTTGCTCTACCGCTGAGCTAATCGGGCTAACTTCTTACCATATGGTCAGCAGCATGAGTTGCAGCAAATGCATCAGGCTTAACTTTTGCATCTAGACCAGTTGTTCCTTTGACATAGCCTAATGCTTCTTTGATAGCAACACTAGATTTGTACTTAGGATCAGGGTTAATATCAAGATGAATTTCTAGCTTACGGTTACCAACAACTTCAATAATTTCTGTTGCTGCTTCGATAGCAAATCCAGCTTCGGTGATCATTCTTTGACGAAGATTTCCGTAGTCGCGCATATCAACTGAATTGTGCCAAAGTCTACAGCCGTGCTTAGAATCCAAATGTAGGATGATCACGGTCGAATACTTTGCCCACCATTCCTTTTTCTTTTTATATCGAATGCTGTCTGCACCAATATAAATCGTAGAAGTGTCGCTTGAGTTTATAATTGCCTTCTTTGCTTCATCAAACATGTATCACCTAATTGAATGGCGAAGGTGCTCAGAATCGAACTGAGTTCTCAAGGTTTTGGAGACCTGCGGATTACCATCTTCCCCCACCGACATAGAAATGGTCGGGAATGTAGGATTCGAACCTACGACCCCCTGCTCCCAAAGCAGGTGCGCTACCAGACTGCGCTAATCCCCGAAACTTGTATATCCTGTCCGAACGTTACTTCGGAAGCTACTTCTACTTAGACCCGATTGAAGCGTCAATCCCGAACTGGCCAGACTCTAAGTAGGACTATTCACTCCTTACGGCAGAATATTTTGGCACCCAAGATAGGATTCGAACCTACATCTTACTTCCAGTTACCTTTGGCTCCGTTCGTAGCGGAGAGGGATACTTGGGCATATATGGTTGCGGAAGTCGGATTTGAACCGACGATTTCCTGCTTATGAAACAGGCGAGGACGACCAGACTCCTCTACTCCGCGATAATAAATGGAGCGGA